TCAAAGATTCCCGAGAGCTTTTTCGTAAAATGCAACAGCGTTTTTTGCATTCTCTTTTGAGAGGTGGCTATAGATGTCCATGGTCATTGATATTCTAGAATGACCAAGGCGGTGCTGGAGTTCCTTGTAGGGTATTCCAGAGTTAAGCAGCAAACTAGCGTGCGTGTGGCGGAAACCGTGAAAGCCGATGTTAGGCAGTCCGATATTCCTCAGGCGTGTGGTCAACCTGTTCCCCAGGGTCTTATCCTCAGGATAGTCATGGATAAAGTCGGAAAATACTACCGTTTCAGAACGTCCGAGGGTCCAAGCCTCTTGTATCTGTCGCCGTCTGTATTCTTTCAGCATGGTTACTGTCTGGCTATCGATGTTTATATCGCGTATGCTGGCATTTGACTTGGGGGAATTGATTGACCCATAGCGGTTTAGTGTCTTCGTGATGCTGACCGTGGCGTTGTTCAAGTCAATATCTGACCAGTGCAGTGCCAGCACCTCATTGATACGGCACCCAGTGGCCAGCAAGAACTTGTATAGGGTGGCTTCATACAGATTTCTGTAATTGGTTAAGTCTAAGCCGTCCAAGTAGCCAAGAAACTGTTTAAGCTGCTCGTCGTTGAAATGCTTTACCTTCTTCCGAGTGGCTTTTTTTGCGTTCCTGGGCAATATGACTTCCCGAGCTGGATTGTATGGCAGAACTTGCATAACAACACCGTATTGCAATATACGTTTGTTCAGCGCGTGGATTTTGTCATAGTGCAGATAGGCACCAGCTTCCCCTGTATTTGCTTTGTCTGCTAATTTGATGACGATGCTTTGGAGGAGTGGGGTCGTCAGTTTATCGAGCTTATAGGCTCCAAAAAGTGGTATAACATGATTTTTCAGTAAGCCCCTGATGTTCCCACGGGTATTTGGTTTTACTGTGTGCTTATAGCTATTCCACCACAATTCTGCCAACTCTTTGTAACTGGTTATGGTGGCATTTTGGTAGCGTGTTGCCCCGTCTGTTTTAAAAGTTGCAATAGCTTGCTGAGTTTTGTTTTTAACCTCCTTCTTGGTCCTACCCGTGACATTAGTCTTGACTTTCTTACCAGTGATGGCATCTATTCCTAGATAAACACTGGCACGGTACACAGTAGCACCGTTTTTCTTTTTTACTTCAGTTATTTTCATGATCATAAACCTTTCCATCAGCAGGCAAGCTGTTATTAAAAAGATTTTAGAATGTTTTAGGTTTATATCATGCGTAGGCTTACGAGAATAGCCCTATTTTCGTTTGTTTCGGGTAAGATGATAATTTATATGGTTACGTTTTAAAGTGGTGCTATGACTCTTATATGGGCTTATTTATCGCTCAATCTTTTGAGGCTATCAAGGGCCTTCTGATTGTTTTTATATAGCACGTCTAGCTGTTCTTTAGCAATTCTGTTTAGTTCAGTTAGTCGGTTGCTTTGTGATAGTCCTTGTTTAATCATTTCAGCGTTAAGACTTTGTAAGTTATTTAGAACTAATAGCTGTTCAATAGCGGCATTATCTCGCTGATTACCTTCTCTATCAGGATAGGCGTTCTTGAATTCCTTTGCAGTCATACCAAATAAAGCGACGTTTATTAAATCAGCTTCAGAGGAATAGGCGAAAGAAATTTGATAGGGCTGGAGAGTTGGCACAATGTTTTCTTTGATAGCGTCCGTTTGTATGGTGTAATTAAGTTTTGAAATATAGCGGTTTACCTGCCAATCTAACTGGTTTTTGTAGGCTTCTTCTTGTTTTAGGCGCTGATAATCTTGAATGATATAAAGCTTAAACTCTGGTGAAAGCCAGGAAGCAAATTCAAAAGCTATATCAGAGTGGGCGAATGTACCGCCGTATCGGCCAGATTGGGAAGTTATACCAATGGCATTTGTCTCTTTTATCCATTTTTGCGGAGATAGTACGAAGCCATTTAATCCAGCCTCGCTTCTAAACTGGTCGAATTCGACCAGTTTAAAATTTTCATTATTTATTTTTTCCCAAGCTCCTAGGAATTCAATAGTATTTCTACTCCTCATCCAGTTTTTAATAATATCGGCTGGAGCATCTGGATTTCGATATTTAGCGATATCTGTCAGACTGACATAATCAGTATTTGTGGAAAGTAAAGTTATTTCTTTACCATTTGCGTTAATTTTAACCATTATGAGCCTTTCTAAAATTGTTATAGGATTTACAGTTTTGTTGGCGTCAACAAAATTGATAGGTATAACCTTTACTAAGTCAGCGGACTTGCTGAAGCACGAGGAAAGCACGCGCCGAATGCTAACAAATGCTAGCATACAGCCGATATAGAAGCTATGGTTTGCTAAGGTTGCTAAAATATCTAGCTTGATAAAACTTGACTTTTTTCAGCTCCTAACAAAACCTAACTTTTTTCAGCTCTTGACAAAACTTGACTTTTTTAACTACCAACAAAAACCTACATTTTCAGCAACTGACAAAAACTGACTTTTTTTAATGCGGACTTTTGCGGACTTTTTTCACTCCACACAGTCCACTAGAAAGCCCCTGAGAGCGTGGAATAGTTCAGTAGGGTAAATATACCAGAGGAGCGTTTGAACGTGGTGAGGGGGCTTGTAGGGAGCGCGCGCGGTTAGTCTTTAGTATTGCTAGTTTGTTCTAAAGTTTTTTGGCGACGTTCTACCGTTTCATAAAAATCTACTAAAAAAAAGGTGATATCCTCCAGTTTTTTTGTATGTGTTTTGCTGATGTCCCCAAAAAGTAAGAGCTTTGATTGTATGCTTTCAAGAAATTTTATAGCTACGCTTGCATCTGTTTGAAGTTCGTCGAGAATTTTTCCATCTTTGATGTAACCTAGTTCATGAGCTTCTAGAAGTTCATCAAAATCTATTATTCCCATAGCACCTTTTTTAGGATGCTTCCCGAAAAGCTCGTACATCCTCCTATGGCCTTCGTTATATCCTAAGAGATATCCGACCTCTACCTCAAAATAGTCAGCGAGTGCCTGGGCTTTGTCTGATTTTATTGTACTTTCTCCATTTTCCCAACGAGATATGGTTTTTTCATTTATGCCCAGATAGTCAGCTAACTCTTTCTGAGATAGCTTTTTTTCTTGCCTTAATTCTTTCAATCTATTCATAATTTCACGACCTTTCACGCTTGATTATAACACTAATTTGCAAAAAAGACAAAAATGTCTGAAAAAAATTAAAAAAACGGTTGACACGAGACAAAAGTGTCTGATATAATCAAAGCCAATCAGACAAAAATGTCTGACACCCCTCCATGGCCTTTCACACTTTCAATCTATGGAGGGGGATTTTTCAAAGAAAGGAGAACGGCATGAGCAAACTCAAAGGCTATCGGGTCATGTTAGGACTAACCCAGCAAGCTATGGCGGACAAGCTAGATATTTCTTTACAGTCATACAACAACAAAGAAACAGGCAAAACACCATTCAATGACAAGGAAAAGAAAGCAATCAAGACCATTGTCGCAGAGGTTGAACCAGACATCACAATTGATGAACTATTTTACAGCTAGAAAGGAGCAGGCAAGCAATGGAATTAGGTGAACGAATAAAGGTTATCAGAGTAAGCCTAGGCGAAACAATGGAACAATTCGGACAACGCTTCAACACTTCCAAAGGTACGGTAAATAATTGGGAAAAAGGCAGAAATGCACCTAATAAGGCGAATTTGAAAAAGATTGCTGATTTATCAGATAATCCAATGGAGTTTATAGCGTTGTATCTTACACGAGTATAGAAAGGGCAAGCATGGAACTAGTTTACATGGACGGACGGAAAGAGCCGTACACCACAAGCGAGATAATCGCAGAATGTGCTGGAGTACAGCACCACACTGTTACACGCCTATTGAGAAATCACAAAGAACGATTTGAGGCGTTTGGATTTTATGGATTTGAAATCCATAAATTAGACGGAAAAGGCAGACCCAAAAAGGTGTATCACTTAAACGAACAACAGGCGACTTTGTTGATCACTTATCTGGATAACACACCGCAGGTTGTCAAATTCAAAACAAACCTAGTCCGAGCATTCTTTGAAATGCGTGACGAGGTGGCAGAGTTTCGCTATCAGAGGGCGCTAGAGAAGCCCAAGCGCAAGACTTTACACGATAGCATAGAAACATGGGAACAAGCTCCCAAGCACGCACACCCAACCGTTAACAATTTGCTACTAAAAGGCGCTAGCGGATTGAATAAAAAGCAACTTATGGCACAACGTGGCGGTCATAATGGTATTGATAGCTTAACAAGTACTGAACTAGTCAGATACCAAGCCTTAGAGGATATGGCTATCGCTATGATTAACCTAGGCATGAGTTATCAAGATATTAAAACAATGGTATTCAGACAGAAAACGGAGGTATCACAATAGGCATACTGACCGCACTACTACACCTTTTACTATGGGCATTTACCACAGATAGCCCAGAAGATGATTAAAAAACGCACCACAAGGTGCGTGAGAGCAACAAAAAAAGGCTTAACAGGGACCAACCAGCAAAGCCTTTTAAGCATTAACTAAAACAAAATTAACAAGCAGGCAAGCTGTTATTAAAAGGATTTTAGTAAATATTTTTATGGCTATATTATAGCATAGTTTAAGCATTTTGAACAGACAGAGGGCGCTAACCCTTAAAACTAGCACACTATTTCAAATGTTCGCCAACTTGGGGCGACCGCCCAGCGTTTGGGGATAGTGTTGAATCGTATAGTAAAAACCAATTACAGAGAAAATGAGGTAAAAAATGAAACAGTATTTTAAACAATTTGAAGAACGGTTACAAGTTGCAGAAGAAAAGCTAGACATTTTAAGCGATTGGCATATCGCCAAAGGTCACAAGGGAGCTACTGAAATTGCTGAAGAGTGTAGGACAGCAGTTACATCGCTTTGGATGGAGTTTTACAGACTATCAGAGGCATATAAAGAGGCTGAGGCAGGTCATGAAGAGTTTTATCAAGCGAATGTGGATTATTTGTTAGGGGAATTAAGAAAACACGATAATATACTTTTAGAAAATGCGCTATCAATCGGGAAAGACCGCCCAAACTATCTTTTATTTGATTATCTGGATAAAGAGCAACGGATTTTTGAAAATCCTGACAATTTAGCAAAATCATCAACAGGAAATATTTGGCACTATATCCGCAGTCTAATAATCAAAGACCAAAAAGAACGAGGTATTTTATAAAATGCAAGAAATGACAATAGAACAAGCTTTAACACTCATAGCAATATTTACACCGCTAAACCTCTATCTTTGGTTTGGCGTTGGTTTAGGCACTTATCAGCTCCATAGCAAGCCGAAAAATGTTTCTGAGGGTAAATATACCAGACTACTTGAAAACGAGCGATACGGGGCTTATATACAGCTTGCAGGAAAACGCTATAACTAGGAGGGCAACGAATGACAAAAAACAAATTACCTGAACATCTAAACAAAGTTTTCAAGCTCCTACCGCTTGGAATGGACTTACCTATCACGGGGACAGATATTGAGAAGCTGACAGGCTTGGATGTTCGAACCATTCGGGAGAATATACGCCAGCTTATTGTTGATTATGGCATACCCGTTTGTGGCGGGCGTGATAACAAGCAAGGAGGCTACTATATCCCCCAGAATGAAGTAGAACGACTTGCAGGAGTGCTACCGCTCCAACGTCAATACGACCAGGAACATAAGCGTATTCACGCGCTACTGACTGCTGATTTACAAGACTGGAGGAAGTATAGAGATGAAGCTTGAACTAACCGCACAAAGTGAAACAGACTTAAAAACGGGCATTCTGGAGCTTATAGGGAACTATCTGGAGGCGCGTGAGAAAGTCAAACCAAGGACACTTGGACTAATCACAGCCCAACAGGTTAAGGATGAACTAGGCATAAAGGATAAGACCTTGAAACGCTGGGAAGACAACGGGCTAAGACGTTACCAGCCCCCACTAGAAGACACTAGGAAAATCTTTTATAGGGTCAGTGATGTTTTGAAATTTTTGGGGGTGGAGAATGGCAAAAACTAAAATATATTTTTGGTTGAAGATTGATAAAAAATTTTTTGATAATATTTTCATTAAGAGACTGAAGACAATTCCAGGCGGTTACACTATGACAGTAATTTACATCCGTCTTATGCTTGAAAGTTTAGAAAGTGATTGCATTCTCTACTACGAAGGTTATTTTGAAAATCTCAAGGAAGAATTGGCTTTGAAGTTGGATGTGTCGGAAGATGATATTGATATGACCATGGCATACTTTACAAAATGCGGACTAATTCAGATTGACGAAGATCAAAACGCAGAGCTAACACAAGCCAAAGCCTTGGTGCAACAAGAAACTAACCAAGCTTCATACATGCGAGAATATAGAAAACAACAACAAGAAAAAAAGAAAAATCTTACAATGTTAACCGAAAATCTCACAACGTTAACTACGTGTAAGACAGAGATAGAGATAGAGCTAGAGAAAGAGATAGAGCTAGAGCAACAGCAAGAAGAAAAAAATTCGGCTGCTGGAGTTGGTAAAAATATCATCTTTGAAAAACTCAAAGAAGCATTTGGGGAAATGGCAATTAGTGGAACTGTCACCCAAGAAGTTGAAGACCTATTGAAGGTTCATGGGCAACGCTTGGTATTGTACGCCCTAGACGAAACTATCCTGAATGGTGGGAGGTCAATCAGATATACCCGTTCTATTCTGGAACGCTGGCAAGGTCAAGGTCTGAAGACTATCGAACAAGTCAAGCAGAATAAAATGGAGTTTGAAGCGATGAAACAACCTAGGCAAGATAATCCGGACAATTTCCCAGAAGTGCCATTTTAGAAAGGGGACAGGAATTGAGAAATCCATTTCAGAATTTACAGCACCTTAGACAGTTAGAAGCGACTTGCCCACTACATAACATCCCATTAGTCCAACTTGATAGAGCTGTCAAGGTGGTTGGAGAAGACAAACCACGGAAGCTAGAGCCTTTTTGTCCTGAGTGCGAGCAAGAACAAAAGCAACAACAGGAACAAAGGGCAGTAGAAGAGCATTTGAACGCTGGGCTTTACTCAAAGACGTATAATGTGCTTATGCGAGATAGCACAATTCCAAGGGAACTAGAGGGGGCTAGTTTTAACACTTTCAAAGCAGAAACTGCCGAGGAAAAACAGCTACTAGCTTTTGCTAAAGGGCAGGCGAAAAAGTATCTTGCAGGGCTCAAAGCAAATACCCTTATCACAGGCTCTACAGGCATCGGAAAAAGCCATCTAAGTATTGCAATGGCTAAAGCGATAAACGAGGGCTACAGGGCCAAGGGAGAGCCTAAAAGCGTGCTCTTTGTAAACCTAACGGAGCTTATCAAAAAAATCAAAGAAGGCTGGGACTACGGACAAGGGGCAAAACTGACAGAATTTGAGGCAGTGGAGTTGTTGAAGTCAGTCGATTATCTAATTTTAGATGATCTAGGGGCAAAAAATGCGATTATTAAACCCAAGAGCGACTGGGAACAAGATCTACTTTTTGATATTTTGAATAGTCGTGAGAATACAATCATCAACACTAATCTAAGTGGGTCAGAGTTGAAGACAGTTTACAACGAGCGGAACTATAGCCGTATTTTGAAAGGCTTAGAAGGTAATTCCTTCAAGTCGTTCACAATTAAGGATAAACGCTACTCAATCAACAGACTAAAACAAGGAGAATAACACCATGACCGAACAAGAATTTTTTGAGCAAGCAGACAAAGAGCTTGAGGAATTAAACCAGCAACGAGCCGACTTCATGACTATGGATTTTGAAGAACTCAATACGACAGACTATATAAACTTTTTAGAAATCGGGAACAGGATTATCGCAGAAGATGTTACCTTGAACGTGTACGAACTATATAAGCATCCAGACACGAGAGCAAAATGCTTTGCGACCATTGCCAAAATTGCATATCACGTTAACAACATGTTTCAGACAGAAGAACGTATGCGTACCATGATTGATAGTCTTGAACTGCATTTTCAAAACATGGTTAAGAAACTGGTACATCAGACAGATAGTGACAAGCTGGCTGAGCTACTACTGGAAATCAAGAAAGACAATCCGAATATGACAGCAGAACAGGAAAGCCAGTTTATACGAGATATTGCAGTTAGTGGACTATTAGCAATGCAGTAGGAGGCGACACCGTGACCGATGATACCGAAATAAGGAAACTTTTCCAAATTTATCAAACAACTAGGGAGAATAAAGACATGACATTAAACACATTTTCAGACACAGCAAACACATTTACATTTAACTACACATTCAAAGACCACGACACCGCACAAGTTGCAGGGCACGCGCTTATGGGCTACATGACAGGAACATTTGAACAACCTGGGATTGAAGTGTATTATGATAATGATAAAGTGGGCGGAGATTACAACCGTTTGGCGGTGGAATATGTGGCAGATACTGAACTTACTGAAACCTTCAGGCGGATTTGTGACAGTTTCCAAGGCTACTACAACGATCCTGAAGCAGAAACCGACGTTGAAGACCAGTACCGCCTGGAGCGCGTGGAACAACTCAAGCAGTCAGAAACTTTTGATAGCTTGCTTGAAAAGGTGGTGATTTATGAGCTGGAGTTGCTGGACTATGCGGAACGTTTGCTAAGTGATGACCCTATTCCGACAGATACGGAAATGGCTTATATGACACTAAACTTAATTGGCGGTAAAGGTGTAGGGCTATTCAAGTCACTGGACGAAGATAACGAATACAGCGGGCTTGCTTATTACAACGCTGAGGCAGAATAGCAGAGAGAGGCAACCGCCTCTTTTTGTGCTAAAATTAGAGAGGAATAACATGATGAAAAATAAAGGCGGTAGACCTACAAAAATGACACAAGGAACGGTAAAGAAATTAGAGGAAGCATTTCTAAGAGGGCTAAGCGATGAAGAAGCTTGTTTGTATGCGAATATTTCAAAACCAACCCTGTATGATTATTGCAAGAAAAACCCACAGTTTACTGACCGAAAAGAACTACTTAAGCAACGTGTTAAAACACGAGCTAAACTAAATATATCAAAAGCGATTGAAGACGGGAATGTGGACTTGTCAAAATGGTACCTAGAACGGAAAGATGCCGAATTTAAGACTAAGACAAAACTTGAACATGATGGTATGGTATCCGTTGCGCCTCATAATCCATTTGAAGATTTGACGGTTGAAGAGTTACGAGCAATCATTGCTGAAGATGCGGGATAAATACTATTGGTTGAGAGGGTTATCTAGGTGAAGTACTTCGGCAATTTCTAAAACGACGAATAGACGAACGTATGGAAGCGCGTGATTACACAAAAAAAGCCAGCACGCTTGTACTGACCGTGATGTAATTAACTCTAATAATATTATATCACAGCGGAGGGCGCTGACTTGTGCAAACAACTAGCAAAAAGAAAACTAAAGGAGTTTCCCCGCTGGTGCAGGGTGGCAGTCCTACATCATGACCAAATACAGATAGGTGATGATTGGACTGTAAAGCTGTTTGAGTTTGACCCTGAAGACTACAAGGGCAAGGTACACGGCTGGCAACGTGAGGCACCAAACGAGGTCAACGAGATTTTGAAAGCTATCAACACGATAGCTAAACCAAGACATCAGGCTATACTTATCATGAGTTATATATTGCCCGAAAAGATACGATCAGCAAAGCAGGCACAACGACTTGGGATAGCTGAAAGCACTTACTACTTGGCTAAAAATGAAGCTTTGAAAGAGTTCGCCGGTCAGTACCGAGATGGCTCACTATTGCAGCACTTGGATAGTTAA